AGATGTTGGACAAGTTCCTGAAAAAGAAGCTCTTGTTTTTGTTAAGCTGGGCGACTACGAAAAGTCCTATAGCATATATATTAATGGTAATTTAGTACCTTTAGTGAGTTCTCTACAGGGTTCTTCGAGTGGGGACTACCACGACTTTACTAATACTGGTCACATAAACGGCAGACTACAACCTGCTACCTACATAAGTGGACCTTCTAGTGCAGCGGGTGGAGGTTCTTTTGCAGATACTGAATATATAGCAAGAGATTTAGAATCTTCTTTAAGCGAAGAATATGAAAATGCAAGTAAGAATGGTATAACAAATATAACTATAACGGACGGAGGTAGTGGGTGGTTACAGGATTTATATTATCTTAAAAACCCTATAGCAGGTCTAAAGAAGTTGCCTGAAACTTGGCCGAGAAAACTCGAATTTGTCGTTAATCAAGGTGCTAATAACAGTGCACGAGGAGTCGCTGAAGTAGTAAACGGAGAAATAACGAATTTTATTATTACAAATAGAGGACAAGGATACGACCCCGCATTATCTACATCTTTATCTTTTAGAATGAGGTTTTTTCATAGAGGTAGATGGTGGACGGGCGTACATAATTCACCAACTGTTAATCCTACTACTACACAAACGATAGGAACTTTAAGCACTTACACAATAGACAGACAAGGTAGTGTGATAAGAATACAAAGCCGTGCTCCTGATAATGTACAAGAGGATTTTGATATACGAGTAAGTGACGGACTAGCTGACCAAGGTTTAGGTTTGGTTTATAAAGAAGTAGCGAGCATTACGGACTTACCTAAGAGTTGTTATAATAACTTTGTAGTAAAAGTATTAGGGGATGCTGACATAGACCAAGATGATTACTACGTAAGGTTTAAAACTAAAGACGGTACTGAATTTGGAGAAGGATCGTGGGTTGAAGTTGTAGGTTGGGATGACGACGGTTCTGATATTAATATTACAAACGGCATTAAAATAAGCATAGACCCAAAAACTATGCCTGTAATACTAAAACCTATTTTTAATGCTAGCGGGAAAGTTGAATCTCTAAAATTACAATCACCTGAAGAAGATGAAAGAGTAGAAGCTCCGAGTGAGTTGGGGTGGAGGAACAGAAACGCAGGTGATAATTTCACTAATCCCTTTCCGTCGTTTGTTTCAGAAGAAGGAGCGTTCGTTTCATTAGCAGGTTCTGTTTATACGTGCATAAAAGCACATACATCAACTGCACTCCTCTCTCCTAGTTCCGCTACAGACTACTGGAGGGCTATAACACCTGAGCAAGTCAATGTTAAGGAATGGGATGTTGGTGTTTATTATGATGCGGAGAAACCTAAGACAATCAACGACGTCTTCTTCTTCAAGAACCGTTTAGGGTTTGTTACTGATACATCTGTTATCTTCAGTGAAGCAGACAACTACTTTAACTTTTTCAGGACTACCACACAGCAATTGTTAGACAGTGCACCGATAGATGTCGGACTCAGTCACACCAAGGTAGCTATCTTACAACACGCTATACCGTTCCAAGAGAAGCTGATGCTGTTCAGTAAGCAGTCCCAGTTCGTGTTGCGTGGTGCTGATATACTAAGCCCTAAGACGGTAGCTATCTCTCCTGTTACTGAGTACGATATATCAGACAGTGTAGAACCCGTAGCTCTCGGTAACTATATATACTTTACATTTAAACGTAACGACTTCGAAGGACTGTATGAATACTTTGTTGATAACAATACAGAACTGTTTGATGCAGAGGAGGTTACACAACAAGTACCCAAGTACATACCAAAAGATGTACGCAAGATAGCAGGTAGCCAGCAAGAGAATACTATATGTATCGGTGTGGACAGCGACTTGAAGACGTTGTACGTATATAAATACTTCTGGAGCAATAAGGAGAAGGTACAAAGTGCTTGGATGAAGTTCACTTTTGATCGTGACGTTGTTGGTTTTGATTTCATAGACAGTAAGTTGTACATGATAACCAAGGACACGGAAGGGTTACACTTAGAGTTCTTGACATTGGAAGACGGACTGACAGACGGTAACTTAGGTTATTCGTTGTTGTTGGATAGTAGGGTAGACGGTTCTGATTTAACAGTCAGCTACAGTGCTTCTACTAAGAAGTCTACTATCAGTGGTTTTCCGTACGATCCTGTTGCTGTGGAAGTATACAGCAAGGTAGGACATAAGTACGACTTTACTAAGACGACAACGACAGCAGGAGAGGTAACAGGTGATATAACATCCGTACCGTTCTTTGCTGGCAAACCGTACAACATGACGTACAGGTTCTCTAACCAAGCGATAAAACAACCAACGGAACGAGGAGGACGTAGTGCTTCTGATTACACATTCCAAACGATTCGTAACGGTAGTATCAACTACGCAGACACTGGACACTTTGTTGTGGAAGTAACACCTGAGTACCGGGACACCTATAAGTATGTGTTTAATCCTGACATCACAGGAGCTAATCTTTTATTAAACGAGTTCGAACCACAAGACGGTCACTTCAGATTTGCAGTACAAGGACAACCCGACAAGGTAACTATCGAAGTAAAGAGTGATAGTGCGTTGCCGTGCAAGTTGTTAGCTGCTGAGTTTGAATCGATGGTTATACCAAGGAGTAAGCGATATGGGTCTTAGGGTCGAGGAAGCTATGCCGGACATGGATGCGTTCGAATTGTACGACGACATGAGGGAAGAGGACATGATGGAATGTATCGGTCTCATGCACCACCCAAAGGACGCAGTTAACCTATCGTTTGAAACAAGCAGTAAGTGTTATTCACTACGAGGTAACGACGGATTGTATTGCAGCTTTGGTGTTGCCCCTAACGAGAACGTTGGTGTTGTGTGGCTGTTAGGAACACGACGATTGGCCACCGCTAAGAAATACTTTCTTAAACATTCAAAGCAATGGGTAGACGAGATGATGATAGGTTTTGACTTTCTAACAAACATCGTAATGGAGACTAACACGTTGAGTTACAGGTGGTTGCAGTGGTTGGGTGCTGAGTTTAGCGATTGCCAGTACGACGGGTATATGTCATTTATATTAGAGAGGAAGTAATTGATATGTGTAATCCAGCATTAATGGCTACAGCAATAGGCGTACAAGGCGGGCTACAATTTGCAGCCCAGCGTCAAGCGTACAAGATGCAAAAAACCATGCAAGCTAGAGCATCCGAGTTACAAAGACAACAGACTTTAAAACAATACACAGCCTCTAACTTAGCAGCACAACAACAACAAGAAGAGGCAGCACGAAGAGCGGAATTAGCAGCTTTACAAAATCGTGCAGCAATGGCAACACAGACAGCAAGACGCTCTGAGCAGGTGGGAATAACAGAAGCAGACGAACAGGATTTATTGTCACAATATGGTAGGTTTAGAGAAGTGGCATCTAGGCAACAAGAACGAATAGACGTAGGACAGCAACTGCAATTAGAAGAGACGGGGTTTGCGTACACTCAGAATATGGTTCGGATTAACAAACCTTTACAGAAGCCTGATCCATTCCTTAGTGCTTTGGATACAGGAGTTAGAGCTGCTATGGCATACAAAACATTTTCAAAATAGTTATGGCAACGAAAGGCAGAGAACCCGTTACAGGATTACTAGGAGCAGTACAACAATTATCCCCCACTATTCCCACATCTTACGGAACTACTCCAGTACAAGTACAACAAGCAATACCTTGGCAAGAAACGGGAATAGGTAAGTTGTCGCAAGCTTTAGGATTAACTGTACAAGGTCTTTCGGTTGTAAAAGAAATAGGGGATATACGAGAACAGGAAGCTATAGAAGATTTAAACAAGCTAAATTTTGAGGATTTTCAGGAGCAAGTAAAAGAAAATAAAGAAAAGTATGGGACTGAGGTTAGAAAAAACAATTTGCCATTCTTAGGAAACCCTTGGAATCAGGAAGCTGTAAGAGAGGCAGCAGGTGCGAGGTATCACGATGAGTATCAATCTAGGTTAAACATTGAGCTTCAAAAATCTAATTCCTTAGAACTAACGCAATCTGTTATTGATCGTGTTTATAAAGGAATGGTGGAAGATTTTGAAATAACCGATCCTACAGTTAAGCAAGGATTTGATGTGTCTATTAGAGGTACAAATCAAAGAGCTAGCTTACAGTACGACACGATTAAAAACAAGCAAGCTAATCAAAATGTTCTGTTACACGGTGAGTCTGCCTTGTATAACGCATCTTCTAGTCCTGATACTTACGGTGAAATTGATGAATGGTGGGAGAAAAACCAAGCTACATTTAGACCCGCAGAATTAATTAAACTTATTGAGGATGTAGCTGTACGACACGCGAGTGGTGGTGATGAAGAAACAGCTGATGAGTGGTTAGAGTACGCTGCAAACTATTTACCAGTCGGACAACGAACTTTAGAAGATGGAGAACCTGTTACAGATTTATTCGGAGCGTATACATCGGAAATTGCTGAGATAAGAGAGAGAGTTAAAAGTTTAGCTGACAAAGCCGAAAGTAAAGCTAAAATAGATGCTGCTGAGTTTTTAATAGATATAGCAGCTGAAGCAGGACAAGTGGAATACGCTTTATCTCAAGGAAACACTTACACGTTAGAAGATGGGACGGAGATAACATCACAAGAGCAATATACGGCTTTAATCAATGAGCGAACAGCTAACCTCAATAATCCATACGCTCAAGCACAGCTTTTTGCTACATTAAATAAAGCATATACGGGTGCTCAATCAGTGACGCCCGAAGAAAACGGAATGGCTCTTTTCTCAGCAGAAAGGCAGATCGACGGTGGTCTTACTTCAATACTTAGAACCGAGGCTGAGTCTTTATTAATCTCTCCCGATTATGCGTCAGCAATAGAAAGTGTAGAAACAGGAGAATTCATATACAAACAACGTCCTGAATATAAAACTATAGCTGAATCCTTAATAAGGAAGTACACGAATAAAAGTTTAAAGAAATCCGAAGAACTCTCTAGTGGTAATTATATAGACGCAGACGGCAACGAAGTTAAAAATGCCAAGAGATCGCAACAACTAAAGGATTTCAGGCGTTTTAATGAAGTTATCAGTAATCAGTATACACAGGAACTACAAGACATACTTAACGTAAGAAAGTCCAAGGACGAAGCACGAACACAAATAAAGGCTATTCCAGAGAGTACTTCTTATATTGATCCTTCTGTTGCTTTAGCAGACGCTCCTTCGGATTATTACAACAGAACTACGTATTTCGATTTAGAGACAGCGATAAAAGAAGGAAACCGTAAGGAGGCAGAAAAGATAGCAAAAGACTTAGGAGAAGCTAAAAATAGATTTCTTCCCGCAGGTCGTAGAACCACTGCTATACAGGAAAGCCTGAGTAAAGTAAGAAACACAGCACTAAGTGATGCAGAAAAAAACAAAGCACGTAGAGAAGTGTTCCTTTACGCCATAGCTTCTAAAGGTGCTGACTTTTATAGTGTTAATAATATAAGAAAAGGAAGCGTAAACATTGAAGGCACTGAGGTTGGTATTGCGGATAAAGAGGCGTTACAAGAATTGTCAAAGATTTACCCAATGCTCAGTAAGGATCGTATAAGACGCTTAGGGTCGGGAGAAGAGCAAGACGCTTCTGATATTTACGATCTATTTAATGCTTTATACGGCACGTCAATTGAATATGATAACAATGCCGATCCTGATCCTTTAATTAAGGATTTTATAACACAACAAAAAGCACTTTACGAAAAAAGATGAAGTTTGAAGAATTTGAATTTAATCCTGTAGAGGACAAAGAACTAGGTGTTACTGATTATGTGCTGGATGCGTTTGCTGCTCCAGTACGAGGATTAGAAGGGTTAGCTCACGGTGTTTATAACTTAGGTGATTTCCTATCTTTTGATATGCTTCCTGATTGGGACGAACAACGTTTATTCGGAAGATCAGAGACATTACCCGGACAGTTGATAGAAAGTATTGCTCAGTTTGCTGTTCCATTTGGTGTGATTAGCAAGGGCATAAGTTTAGCAGGTAAAGCTACTAAAGCAGGTAAAATAGCAACAACTTTAACAAAAGGGAAAAAGACTGGTTATATATCTGATCTTAATACTAAAGGCTTCTTTACAGCTTCAATGGCTTCTGACTTTGTGGCGTTTGACGGACAAGAGCAAAGACTGTCTAATCTTATACAACAATTTCCTGAACTACAGAATCCAGTAACTGAATATTTAGAGGCTAATCCTGACGACAACGAATTAGTAGGGCGTTTAAAGAATGTCATCGAAGGTGTATTACTGGAGGCGGGTATGGTAGGTGTCGCTAAACCTTTCTTAGCAGGTGTAAACGCTATTAAGAATAGAACCACTGAACTACAGAAGGGAGCTAATAAAGCAGATGCTACAACCACTGCAATGATGAGGTGGCAGGACGATACAAAAGATTTAGATGTTGCCGACCTACCAAACTTTAGAGCTATCGACGACGAAGTCAGTTTAATACGTGATATTGAAATAGATAAAAAAGCAATAGCGGATGAACAAAAAGATTTAGATGAGATTCTAAAGAAAGAAGCTAAAGGTGAACCTATCGATGAATGGATGAAAGGTTTACGACAAGATCGTGTTAAAAAGTTTACTGATGATTTAAAACGTAACGAAGAAAAGCTTGATAGATTAAAAGCTAGAAAGTCTTTTGAAGAGCAGCCTGAATTACAGGAAAAGCTAGAAGACTTAGATGTAGACACACAGACTTGGGATTTAGAGGAAGTACTAGAAGATCGCATACCTCCATTCAAAAGCTACGATCAAGCAGGACGTTTAGACTTACAACCTAGAGGTGTTGAAAACATAAAAGACGCTTGGTCTAAATTAGAAACGTTTAAAAAAGCCGACCGTACTGATATAGAAGACATACGTAAATTTATGACGGTCATGGGTGAGAGACTGTTTGAGGATGTTGCTAAACCGTCTTTTGCTAAGGACATACCGGGTGACGGTCGTTATGTGTTTGGAAGTAATCTCTTAAAGATAAGACAGTCTGCTATCGATGAAGGACGGATAAAAAGAACAGCTATACACGAATTGTGGCATAGTCTTAGTCGTTATCTTCCTGAAGAAGACCTGACAAAACTTACTAAAGAGTTCCAAAGAGAACGTGATAATTATATAAAAAGTTTTGGTATTGAATTTGAAGAAGGAGTTGACACAGCTAGTTTATTAAAGAGGGAACTACCAGACGAACTACGTAAATTCTTAAAGGCAAAGCCGGGTGGTTTTAATAGTAGGAATTATCGTTTTAAAGATGTAGACGAATATTTTGCTGAAGAGATGACTGACGCTTGGTTTAAGAAGTCAGACGAACTAGAAGCTGCTCCCAAAACAAGACTACAAAAGATAGCACATGAAGTAGCGATGTTCTTCAAGGATATGTTTATATCTTTAAAGTCAAAACTTGGAATCGACCAAAGACAGAAGATATTTAATGACTTTTTACAACAAAGGAACGTAACAATCCAAAGACAAACTTCGTTAAGACCTGATGGTATGTTCGCAGAATTACCTGAGTTCAAGCCTAGTGGCGATGTTGTTGATAGATTGTTAAGTAAAATAGATGTATCAAAACTAACTGTAGGAGGAAGACAATCGTTAACAGGTTTAGCCCGATCCGTCTCTGAACTACCTGACGGTATGTATATTGATGATTTGACGGGGTTAATGGATGCATTGACGGAAAAGATAATTAAAAGTAAACCTAAAGAGTTAGCTAAGATGACTAAGGATACTCTAGATGAAGGTGCAGTAAATGAATTTGCAGACGCTTTTGGTAGTGATGGTCAGATGGTAAACGGTTTATTAAGACAATCAGAAAAAGACAGGACTACATTATTCCGTGTTGCTTCTAGAATGAAAGCTCTTGAAACATTACTTACGGAAAATGGATCGGAAATAATAAGAACTGCTGAAAAGTTTAAAGCTGATGGGAAGAAACTGTCAGTAGAGGATGCTGAGACTTTAGAGGCACGATTGAGAGGTTTATTGGAGCAACAACTACACATACAAGCAAACGCTTCAGGATTAGCTAGCGGTTTTGGTAGGGGTTTAAAATCAAGGCAGATGGGCGTCCGCATGGGGTTAAGTCCTAATGAGATAGCTAATCAGAAAATGCGTCAGGACTACTTGAATAAGCGTGGGTCGATGACTGTCGATGAGATTGTGGAAAACATTTTGTTAGCTAAAGATAAAGCTGGTGACGATGTGTGGAATGCAATGATTAACCTCAATAAAATCAATCGAGGCACAGAGGGCGGTAAGCTGACAAAAATGGTGGAGGAGTACTACAAAAACTCTTTAATGTGGGGGCCACGTACTTTAACCATCAATGCTATGGGTACAGGTTTATCGGCAATGATGAAACAGTTTGAAAGAAATATCGGAGGCTTTTTATCAGGCAACCCAAATCAAAGAAGGGCTGCTATACACGCATGGAGTACTACATCAGAAATGAGCGACCTGTTACGTTTTATGTTAAAAGCATGGAAGTCTGGGGATCATTATATAGGCGACGCTCGCTCTGCGTTTGCTGAACAATCAGCTGGAAGTGTGGGTTCGATCACTGCACGTAATGTTGAAGAGGTGATGGGGAAACAAATCGAAAGTGATTCCGTTAAAGGCTTTATAGATTTCATGGGTAACTTAATCAGGTTTCCGAATCGTTTCAATACCTCAGTCGATCAGATGTATAAGTTTTATGAGTACAGGTCTAGGGCTAAATCGCAGTTAATAAATAAAGCGATAAACGAAAAAGGAATTACTGATCCTGAAGAGTTAAGCACTTATGTTACTGACAGTCTTAATGCTCTAGTAACCCGCTCAAACAGAAACTTCAGTGAGGCTAATTTAATTAAAGAAGCTAACGAGACTTTTAAAAACGAAAAATTCAATACACCTGCTGACAGAGAAAAAGCAATTTATGATTACGTCGAGCAGACTAGGTCAGAGAAGCTGGAGATAGCACGACGTAGCGGTTTAATTGAAGAAGGTTTAGATGACTACAACGCTTTAGATGCACTGACTCGCGACTGGATTGACCCAAGTGTTAAAAGTGCAGAAGAAGTTACTTTCTCAGGAGAGCTAGGTAAAGTCGGCCAAAAAGTGCAAGACCTTGTTTCAGCTGCTGGCCCCGTAGGATTCATAGTAGCTCCGTTTGTGCGTACTCCTACTAACATATTGAAGTTTGCATTTAGTCGTGTGGGTAATCCTGCTGTTATAGGTGCTAATATGTTAAAGTACGGTGTAAGTAAAGAGTACAGAAAGAGAGTCGATGACTTATGGCAAAAAGGTTTACCTGCAACTGAAAATACAAGACTTAGTTTTATTGAGCAGTTAAAAGCTGTGAAGTCAGACGGTACTCCTGATTATTTAAAGAGGGCAGAAGCTAGAGGTAAAATGGCTACAGGAGTGATAATGAACACAGCTTTATTGACTAGTGTTTTTGCTCTTAAAGACCGTATTAACGGAGGAGGGCCGAAGGATTATAAACAACGTCAAGCTTGGCAAGCTGCTGGTAATATGCCATACAGTATTAAAGTGGGCGATAAGTGGGTTAGTTACCAACGACTTGATCCTATAGCCTCAATGATTGGTATCTATGCAGATATGGCCGACCTAACGGAAGACAATAAACTAGCTAGTATAAGCACAGATAACTTAGGAAGAGTGTTTGCTGCTGCGGGAATTACATTAGCTAGAAATGCTACAAATAAATCATATCTTTCTGGTGTTGATAAGTTTATGGATTTTGTTTTTAATCCTGAAGCTACGACTGCTACAAAATATGCAGGTAATGTTGCTGCGGGTTTTATACCTAACATATTCAACCAAGGTCAATCGATTGCGGGTGATATGGAGATGAAAGAGACCAGAGGCTTTTGGGATATGTTGCAAAAAAGAATACCCGGTGTATCAGAAGCTTTAGATGTGAAAAGAAACATATTAGGGGAGCCTGTTGTGCAAGAATACTTTGAAGGTGTAGCTGGCATTGTTAATCCTTTAAATCCTATCATGTGGGGAGGTAAAGCTAACGATGAAGTTTTGTTTGAAATTGCAAGAGTAGGTCACGGCTTTGCGACACCTAGTACTAAACTTGATGGATTGATTGAACTAACCGAATACGAACAAAGTAACGGTAGATCAGCACACGACAGGTGGATGGAGTTACATTCTAAAGTAAAGCTAAACGGTTTAACACTACGCCAAGCACTTGCTAAACTAATAAAGAATAAACAATATCAAGCACTGGATGATTCGTCTTTTTCAGGTTTGCCGAGTCCTAGAGTTAAATACTTAGGTAGAATAATAAATAGATATAGGGCTAAAGCTAAACAAGAAATGTTAAACGACTTTCCTGAACTTAGACAATTACAACGAGAAGTTAAAGTAGCTAAGAAAGCAGGAAGAACAGAAGATGTGCTTGAACTCCTCGCTCAATAAGTAATAATATAATATAATTATGCCAACGACCTACGTAGACTACACAGCAACAGCAGCACAGACTGACTTTGCTTTCACTTTTCCATATTTAGAGGACGAGCACGTAACTGTAGAAATCGATGGTTCGCCTATCTCGTCCTCTCTTTTTAGTTTAGTCACTTCCCCGTCCACTAAGATTGTTCTTACTTCAGGAGCTACTGCTGGACAGATTGTTCGGGTACGTCGTAAGAGTCAACCCGGTACAGACCTTGTAGACTTTGAGAACGGATCAGTCTTAACGGAATCAGAACTGGATCGAGCGTATCTACACAACCGTTATCTGAACGAAGAGATCAGCGAACTAAACGATGCGTCGTTGCAGAAGAAAGAGGGCAGTGATAACTATACAGCTAAGAACAACAGGCTTGTAGACTTGGCAGACCCAGTAGACGCACAAGACGCTACCACTAAGAACTACGTAGATACAGCTGACGCACTAAAGGTAGATAAAGCAGGGGACTCAATGACGGGTGCTTTAGCTATGGGTGGTAATAGGATTACTGGATTAGG